AAGTCCTGCAACTTGTCCTGCGTATCTAGATAAATTTTCTTGAGGTAAGAATGTAGCCTGCCTTGCTGCTTCTCTTGTTGCGTCTTCTTCTGCTTGCTTTTGTGCCTGTTGAACTGCGCCCACTGATCCTAATGTTGAAATATCTGCTCTTTGTAATTGTGGTAACAATTGAGCAAGGCCTTGTTGGTTAGCGAAATCTTGTTGTCTTGCAGCTTGTGCTTGACCAAAACCTTGTTGTAATAAATTTGCTTGTAACATTGCTCTGTCCATATCACTACCAGTTTGGTATTCTGCTAGTTCTACACCTTCTCTACCACCACCAAAAGCTCCTGATGCTACTGCTTGATCTCTAATTCTTTGTCTGTTAGACGCTGCGTTTCTGTCAAACTCTGCAAGTGATGCATCGATAACTTGTGTTTGATATGGTGACATGTATTCTTGAATAGAACCTGCACCTGTTCCAGCACCAGCTCCTGTAAGTTGCTGTGCTTGATTAATAAAAGGTTGATAAGACCCAACACCTGAAGCTGCTAATGATGCAGCCCTTGTTTGTAATGCATCTTGAGCCGCTACACTTGGTGCAAGACCTGCTAAACTTTGTTGTCTAGTTTCAAATGCTCTGGCTGCTTCTTGTCTTTTTGCAAAATCTTTTGGATCTTCTCCAGGTCTTTGTGAAATTTGTGCTAGTCCTACTGATACCGTAGGTACACCTGTTGACGCTACCAGGTTTTTTGCTAGATCAACACCTATATCTTCAATAAACTGTGGTGGACGCGTACGAGTTTCTGTAATAGCCATATTATAATACTTCCTCTAATCTTTGTGCTGTTTTGAACATTTTACGTGCGCCATCTAAGCCTTGCGATTGATCATTTTCGGCTTCTAATTTACTCATTAGATTATACATTTTTTGTGCGCCTTTGTCTATATCTCCGTCACCGGCACCTCTAACAGCATCTGCTGTCATTACAAATTCATTCTTACTTAATCTAGCTGGGACGTCGTCAGCCCTTTCTTTTTTACCTATTGGCACAAATCCACCATCATCTCTAAAATCCATCTCCATGCCTTTTAGATCCATCATACCGCCTTCTGCTTTAGTTTCACGTTCCGTGCTTCTATAATACTTAACGAATTCTTTATGTTTTGGATGCATTTCTGCAGCGTCAGGATTGACTTCAAATATTCTTTTCCAACCTTTGTATTGTGGGTCATTTTCTACATCTGACATACCCCCTTCAGCTCTGAATGCTATTGGCACATTACCTTGTGCTCCTCTTCTTCTAAATTCATCTACATCAAATCCTGTGTTGTCATCAAAGCCGTCACCATCTTCATCCTGGTATCCTTTACCTGCTAATGCACCTGCAAGCAATCCACCACCTACAGATAATAAAGCTTTCTTACCAAATGACATACCACCTATTGCATCACCAATACCTTTTAAACCACCTAGACCTTTAAATTTTGTAAGCATACTACCTATTCCACTAAAACCACCAGTGCCACCTAACATTAGTGCACCCAAACCTATTTTACCAACAGGACTTTTAACAATTTTTTTGATGGCTCTTCCAGCTT